ATGGAATGACTTTTAATCCATCAGGTCACCCATTAACTACATATTTTAATTGTATGGTTATCAGATATTGGAAAAGATATACTTATTATACTGTTCAGCTAGAAACTATTGGATCTCTTATTGAATATCCATATGCTAAATGGAATAGACTCATAGTAATGGGAGATGATTCTGTTGAAGCAACCCACGAGAGTATTAAAGATTGGTATTTACCTGGCGAAGCTGCCAAAGTGGCTAAACGTTTTGGAATTACAGTTACTACAGCTGTAAAAGATACTAATTTCACACCAAAAGATACATTACAAGAATGTGATTTCTTAAAACGTAAATTTGATATGACTAAACATGGTGTTCCAATTCCGAAACTGGAACAAACATCAATAGAAACATCATTATTATATGTCAAAGGAAGACATTCTTCTGAAGCGAGAAATTCATGTGTAGATGCAGCTTTATGTGAAGCTTATTATCATGGTAAAGAGTATTTTTATAGAGTCCGTGATACTATCATGAGAGCGAAGAAAAGAATTAGATTAAGTGATTTAATTGTACATGATTACAATTATTATGCACAACGTCAAGCGGAAGCATACTGTAGTACGGAAGGTGTAGTCAACTGTGTTGACACTTATGCTGGATTCTTTTAGAAAAGAGATGTCTATGGTGGACGGTAAACAACCCCAGATACCCAAGGAATGGAAACTGGTTAAAATGAATCCAATTCCATGAATCATTATGTTTAAGAATAATAAGATGAGTCAATATGCGGAGGCGTCTGTATCAGAACAGTCGACTCCTGGCGATGAGCGTTTAAATAACGAAGCGAATTATGAATTATCCGCAGAACCAACAACAACTAAAACTACTCATACATTGCAAGATGAAGATACACCAGAGGCACTGATGGATTTGGAATCGAGGTTGCGACCAGAAGGTTTCGCAAGTAAATCATTTCAAATGACAGAAATGTTAGAGCGTCAACAAATCTTAACAACTCTAC